ATGTAGCTAAGAACGCAGGTGCTGCTAAGAAGCGACTGGATGAATCAGCCATTGCTATTGTCAAGGTAGAGGATAACGGTGATTGGTGGGTGGATAAGATTGAGCATGGTCGCTGGGACATCCGAGAGACTGCTGTGAACATCTTAAAGGCCATCAGAGACTATCAGCCGATCTCGGTAGGTATCGAACGAGGAGCACTTAAGAATGCTGTTCTTCCTTACCTTAATGACCTCATGCGTAAGAACAATATCTATTCTCACATACAAGACCTAACTCACGGTAACAAGAAGAAGACTGATCGTGTTGTCTGGAGCCTTCAAGGGCGTATGGAGCACGGTAGGGTTAGCTTTAACGCTGAACGTGATTGGGATGAGTTTAAAGATCAGTTAATCATGTTCCCTACAGCAGGCATCCACGATGACTTGGTTGATGCTTTGTCCTACGTTGATCAGTTGGCTATTGCTAACTACAACGCTGATTACGAAGATGATGAGTACGAAATACTAGACCCCATAAGCGGGTATTAAAGGAGCAACTATGAAAGAAGGCTTATACGCGAACATTCACGCCAAGCGTAAACGCATTGCTGAAGGCTCTGGCGAGAAGATGAAGAAGCCCGGAGCTAAGGGTGCTCCCACAGCAGAGGACTTTGAAGAGTCTGCAAAGACAGCTAAGAAGAAACCTAAGAAGAAGGTTAAGTAATCATGGCTACAAAGAAGAAAGACTCCCGACTGGAGAATGCAGGCGTTGATGGTTATAACAAACCTAAGCGTACTCCTAACCACCCTACCAAGAGTCATGTCGTTGTTGCCAAAGAAGGTGACAAAGTAAAGACTATTCGCTTTGGTCAGCAAGGTGTTTCTGGCTCTCCCGAGGATGAGGATGAAACAGAAGCTGAACGTAAACGTAGAGAGAGCTTTAAAGCACGACATGCCAAGAACATCGAAAAGGGTAAGATGTCTGCGGCATATTGGGCTGATAAGGTCAAATGGTGAGATCAATGAGCGATTACACAGACAACTATAACAACCGATTTGAGGAACCTACAGAGGCTGAGAAAGAACTTACCTCGTGGGTGACTGATCACATCACTCGTTGGCGTGATCACCGGGATGCTAACTACATGGATACGTGGCTTGAGTACGAACGTATCTTCCGTGGTCAGTGGGACTCCCAAGACAAGACCCGTGAGAGTGAGCGTAGCCGTATTATCTCTCCCGCTACTCAGCAAGCTGTGGAGACACGACACGCTGAAATCATGGAAGCTATCTTCGGTCAGGGTGAGTTCTTTGACATTCAAGATGACATCCGTGATGTTAACGGTAACTCTCTTGACGTTGAAGCCTTAAAGAATCAACTGATGGAAGACTTCAAGAAGGATAAAATCAAGAAGTCTATTGATCAGATTGAGTTGATGGCTGAGATTTACGGTACAGGTATCGGTGAGATTATCGTCAAGACAGAGAAGGAATACATCCCTGCTACGCAGCCTATCCCCGGTATCGCAAACACAGCGGCTATTGGTGTACAGGAAAAGGATCGTATTGCTGTCAAGATTAAGCCTGTTAACCCTAAGAACTTCCTGATTGATCCTAATGCAGACTCCATTGAAGATGCTATGGGTGTTGCTATCGAGAAGTATGTTTCCTTGCACAAGGTTGTTGAAGGTATTGAAAGCGGTATCTACAAGAAAGTGGATATTGGTTCTACCTATGACGATCAGGACTTGGAACCTACTCAGGACTTGAAGCAGTATCAGGATGATAAGGTTAAGTTGGTTACATACTACGGTCTGGTTCCTCGTGAATACCTGACTGATGGCGCAGAAGAAGAAGAATACGAAGAGATCTTCCCTGAAGGCTCTGATGCAGATGAACACTGCAACTTGGTAGAGGCTATTATCGTTATTGCTAACGATGGTGTTTTGCTCAAGGCAGAGGTTAATCCTTACATGATGAAGGATCGCCCTATCTTAGCTTACCAAGACGATACGGTTCCCGGTCGCTTCTGGGGTCGCGGTACGGTTGAGAAAGCCTATAACATGCAGAAGGCCATTGATGGTCAGCTTCGTGCGTATATGGACTCCTTAGCCTTGACTACCGCGCCTATGATAGCTATGGACGCTACTCGCTTGCCTCGTGGTGCCAAGTTTGAGATCAAGCCCGGTAAAGCTATCCTTACCAATGGTAATCCTGCCGAGATTCTGTTCCCGTTTAAGTTCGGTCAGACAGACGGTAATGCTGCCGCTGCTGCTCAGAACTTTGAACGTATGCTCTTGCAAGCTACAGGTACTGTAGACAGTGCCGGTATGCCTTCTAACGTCCCTCGTGACGCAGGTGCAGGCGGTATGTCGATGGCTATGGCGGGTATTATCAAGAAGTACAAGCGTACTTTGAGTAATTTCCAAGAAGACTTCATGATCCCGTTCATCAACAAGGCTGCTTATCGCTATATGCAGTTTGATAGTGAGCGTTATCCTTCAGTGGACATGAACTTTATCCCGACAGCCACCTTAGGTATCTTGGCACGTGAGTTTGAGCAGCAACAAATGATTGCTTTGCTCCAGACTTTAGGCCCAAATACTCCTGTTCTGCCTCTGATTCTCAAGGGAATCTTGCAAAACAGCTCGTTGACTAACCGTGGTGAGTTGATTCAGACGCTTGAGCAAATGAGTCAGCCCAATCCTGAGGCTCAACAGGCTCAAATGCAGCAGCAACAGCTCCAAATGGCTTTGTTACAGGCCCAAATCCAAGATTTACAGGCTAAAGCTGCTAAATCCGGTGCTGAAGCCCAGCAGACACAGGTTGAAACTCAGTTGATGCCAGAAAAGATGCGTATTGATGTCATCCAAAGTGCCGCTACTAACCTAGATAACGGTGATGACTTTGAGAAACGCTTGAAATTGGCTGACATGATGCTCAAAGAGAAACAAGTTAATCTGAAAGCTGCTGATATTGCCTCAAATGAGCGTATTGCAACACTTCAGATGATGAAAAACAATAAACAATAACATAACGAAGGATAACCGTAATGGCCCCAGAGTTACAGAAGTACTACGAGGATTCTTTCGCAATGATGGCTACCGAGGGGTGGAAATCGTTGATGGAAGACCTCAAAAAGATAGAAGAGAATCTAGTTAATGTTCGCACTGTGAAAGACGAACAATCATTAAACTACCGACTAGGACAGTTGGACATTCTAGATTTGATTCTTAAACGCAAGGAAGCATGTGAGCAAGTGTACGAGGAGTTGCTGAATGAAAATCATGAGTGACTTCAAATGCGCTGACAACCATGTCACCGAAGCGTTAAGAGAAGATAGTGTTCGGACTATTGTATGTCCGCATTGTGGTAAGGACGCTATCAAGGTTCTTGCTGCCCCACGTAGTAAACTGGAAGGGTTCTCAGGAGCTTTCCCGGATGCTTACGACAGGTGGTCAAGAGTCAGAGCTGAAAAGCTCGCAATCGAGCAGAAACAGAACGCTGTATAAGCACAACTCTGAATCTATTTTACATTTAATCCTTAGAACCCCACGGGGCAAGGAAAGGTTAGGTATGGCTTTAATTGATAATGAAGAACTGAATTCAATCAGTGAACTGGATGCTGAAGAACAGAAGCAAGATCCTGTAGAGACACAAAAACAAGCAGTTGACGAAATTCCCGATAAATACAAGGGCAAGAATTTCGAAGATATTGTAAAGATGCACCAAGAGGCTGAAAAGCTCATTGGCAGGCAGGCTCAGGAAGTAGGTGAAGTTCGGCGGTTGGCAGATGACCTGATTAAGCAGCAACTCTCCGGTAAGCAAGTACAAGCACAACCAAATGAAGAAACTGAGATTGATTTCTTTGAAGATCCAAAGAAGGCAGTTCAGAAAGCAGTTGAGAGTCACCCTGATGTGCTAGCCGCTAAGAAGGCAGCACAGCAAATGCAAGCGATGCAAACACAGTCGATGCTTCAAAAGAAACATCCTGATTATGCTGAGATTGCTAACGATGGTGAGTTCATTGAATGGGTTAAAGGTTCACCGCTACGTTTAAATATGTATGCGATGGCTCACTCCAACTATGATTTCACAGCAGCAGATGAGCTTTTGTCTACTTTTAAACAGATCCGTACAGCTAAGACAGCACAGACACAAGACGCAGGCAAACAAGTACGCCAGCAGAACCTTCGTGCCGCAGCAGTTGATGTTGGTGGAACTGGTGAATCAGCAAAGAAAGTATATCGCCGTGCCGACCTTATCCGGCTACGTATGACAGATCCGAACCGTTACGAAGCTATGCAAGATGAAATCATGTCTGCTTATGCTGATGGGCGGGTCAAATAACAAACACAAACAATTTAATATTAATTCTAAGGAGAATTTAAAATGGCTTTAGGTACTAACAACGTTACCGTTACAACCGCAGCAACATTCATTCCAGAAGTCTGGTCTGATGAAATCGTAGCTGCGTACAAGAAGAGCTTGGTTGCTGCCAACCTCGTGAAGAAGATGAGCTTCAAGGGCAAGAAAGGTGACACCGTTCACATTCCCGCCCCTACTCGTGGTGATGCTTCTGCTAAGGCTGCTTCGACTCAAGTTACCTTGATCGCTGCTACCGAAGGTGAGAAGACTGTCTCGATCAACCAACACTGGGAATACAGCCGTTTGATCGAAGACATCGTGGAAGCTCAAGCATTGACTTCGCTGCGTCAGTTCTACACTGATGACGCTGGTTACGCTTTGGGTCGTAAGGTTGACTCTACTCTGATCCAGTTGGGCCGTAAGGCTAACGGCGGTGACGGCACTGCTGCTTACACTGGTGCTTACTCTGGTGCTGACGGTACTACCGCCTACACTGGTACTGCTGGTGCTTTGACCGATGCTGCTATCCGCCGCTCGATCCAACGCTTGGACGACAACGATGTTCCTATGGACGGTCGTTTCTTGATCGTTCCTCCTTCCACTCGTAACACCTTGATGGGTATCGCTCGTTTCACCGAGCAAGCCTTCGTGGGCGAGACAGGTGCTTCTAACACCATCCGCAACGGTGAAATCGGTAACGTGTACGGCATCCCCGTGTTCGTGACTACCAACGCCGATGCTGCTACCGATGGTGATCGTATCTGCTTGTTGGCTCACAAAGAGTTCGCTGTGTTGGTTGAGCAAATGGGTGTCCGTACTCAGACTCAATA